AAGAGTTACGTGAGTACTTCTCTTTCTTTGTGCCGGGCCATAAGTTCATGCCTGCCTTTAAGAGACGCCAGTGGGATGGTAAGATCAAACTCTATAATCAAGTCACCAAACAGATTCATGTCGGTCTGTATAATCAACTGCGTAAATTTTGCGGAGACCGATTCTATCCCCTACAGATCATAGACTCCTATGAATGGGGAACACCAAATGCAAGGAACAAGATATCCCACCCAGACTTGGTGAAGTTCCTTGGAAACCTCAAAGCACCTTTCGAACCTTACGACTATCAGTACGAGGCCGTTTCTCACAGTATCGAAAACAAACGTGCGATTCTACTGTCACCCACAGGTTCCGGTAAGTCATTCATCATCTATAATGTAATGAGATGGATTGAGAAAAACGAGAATGGAAAGATTCTTGTTGTAGTACCAACAACCTCTCTGGTAGAACAGATGTATAAGGACTTCAGAGACTACGGGTATGACGTAGAGAATCAGTGCCACATGATCTACTCAGGTAAGGACAAGACTACCGATAAGAGAATAATCATATCGACGTGGCAGTCTATTTACAAATTCGGTAGAGAATGGTTCGAAGACTTTCATTGTGTTTTTGGAGATGAAGTCCATTTATTCAAGGCAAAATCTTTGGGCACACTTATGGATAAGTGCGTCAATGCCAGATACCGGATCGGTACTACGGGTACACTTGATGGTACTGAAACAAACAAACTTGTACTTGAAGGTCTTTTCGGGCCCGTGTTCAAGGTCACCACCACAGTAAAACTGCAAGAGGATAATCAACTCGCAGACTTAGATATCAAAGTATTGTTACTGAGATATCACAATGACGAATGCGTCAAAATGAAAGGCAAAACCTACCAAGAAGAAATTGAATATATAGTAACTAATGATAAGAGAAATCAATTCATAAAGAGGCTTACTCTGGATCAAGAAGGCAACACTCTGGTGTTGTTTCAGTTTGTAGAGAAACACGGTAAAGTTCTATATGACCTAATAAAAAAAGAATCTGAGAAAGATCGAAAAGTATTTTATGTGTCCGGTGAGGTCGATGCCTCAGATAGAGAACAGATACGTGGTATCGTAGAGGGACAAAAAAATGCTATCATCGTTGCAAGCCTTGGAACTTTTTCTACTGGGATTAATATTAGGAATCTCCATAATATTGTCTTTGCTTCTCCAAGTAAATCACAGGTTAAGGTACTTCAGTCTATCGGAAGAGGGTTACGAAAAAGTGACAATGGGGTTGCTACTAACCTTTATGATATATCAGATGATCTACATTGTAGAGGTTATCGAAACTTCACTCTGAAACATTCCGCTGAAAGAATAAAGATATATAGTAGAGAAGGTTTTAAATACAAAATCTTCCCAATTAATCTAAAAGGATAAGTCATGATTAAACAACTTAAGTTGACAACTGGCGATGAAGTAGTATGTGAAGTTTTAGAAGACGATGAATTCGAAATTCCTGTACGCAATGCGTTACGTCTAATTTCCAAGGAAGTTGACGGATACAAATACTACACGTTTAAGAATTTTATGGTCTATCAAGACCGCCCCGAATCCGTAAGTGTTATTCGTGCGGAACATATCGTTTCGTATGCAAACCCACCGGAAGATTTGCAACTTGAATGGGAGAAGGCTCTAGAAGAAATGTATGCGGAGACTTCGAATAAATCACTTGACTATGAGATGGAGATGCGTGACTCAGGTTCTAATGTAGTTAATTTTCCGAAAGGGCCTCAAATTCATTAGGTGTATATTCACTTTCCCGCAGAGGAGCTCTTATTATATCATGGATTTTTAAATCTGGCAAGCACTAAATGATAATTATTGAAGATTTCGTAAAACACCTAGATGAAGTGCTTGAGTTTGCAGATAGTCTGCCTTACTACACTTGTGAAGAAGCTCCTCAGGCGGGAAGGTTCAAAGGACTCCGGACACTAAATGTGGCCGACATGAGTGACTTGACTGAAGATATATATGACGCCATTGGAAGGAAACCTAAGTCTCTCTATTTTCATAAACACGATGGTGATCCGGATTGGGAACCTATAGTACACAGAGATAAATATGATCACGCTGGAGTTATATACTTGCGTGGCGGAAAGGGATGTGGTACTGAGGTAGATGGTGTTGTCCATGAGTACAAGACTGGGAAACTTATTCAGTACAATGGGAACGACTTACATAGACCCGAAGGCTTCCCTATAGATAGATTGGTAGTTACATTTTTTTGTTGAGGATATTATGATTACAGGATTTACTGCGAGTACGTTTGACTTACTTCATGCTGGTCATGTCTCTATGTTAAGAGAAGCCAAGGATCAGTGTGACTACTTGGTTTGTGCTCTACAAGTTGACCCTTCCTTAGATAGACCCGAAAAGAATCCGCCTGTACAGACGTTGGTTGAAAGATGGACGCAACTACAGGCGATTAAATACGTCGATGAAATTATTCCCTATCAAACAGAACAGGACTTGGAAGATATTCTTAAAATGTTTGACTTTGATGTAAGAATCATAGGTGCGGAATATAAGGATAAGACATTCACAGGCCGTGCAACGTGTGCTGCTCGTGGTATTGAAATTTATTTTAACCGAAGAGACCATAGGTTTTCTACATCTGACCTACGCCGAAGGGTTTCTTCACTTGCCATACCTACCCCCACTAAGGTATAATACGTGAAATTTAGGAGTATTTTGTGACTAAACCAAAAATCAAACCAAAAGATAAACCACATTACGTTAACAACAGACAGTTCTCTGAAGCTGTTGTTGAGTATTGTGAACGAGTAGACTGGTGTAAAAAGAAGGGTGACCCCAAACCTATTGTACCAAACTACGTAGCAGAATGTTTTCTCAAGATTGCGGAGGGACTTTCCCATAAGGCCAACTTCGTCCGGTATACCTATCGTGAAGAGATGGTGATGGATGCAGTGGAGAACTGTCTGAAGGCGATTGAGAACTATGATATCAAGACTGCAACACGTACCGGACTACCCAATGCGTTTGCTTACTTCACACAAATATCTTGGTATGCATTCTTGCGTAGGATTCAGAAAGAGAAGAAGCAACAGGATATCAAGATGAAGTATATCACTGAAGCTGGTGTAGAAGCATTCCTTGATGGTCACAGCGATCAAGAAAGAGATTTCTCTAATGTCATTCCATTCGTAGAAACCCTACGTTATCGTATTGATCAAGTGAAAGGCGCTGATGCGGAATTCAAAGAATATGTAAATGAACAGAAGAAGCGTAAACGCAGAACTGTCAAAGTAGACTCAGACCTAACGGATTTTTTGGTAGATGATAAAAACCCTAGTTGATAGTGAATATGTAGAGACGGTTGTTCCCAAGGATGTAATGAATGCGGTCAAGTTGGAATCCGTACACTACGAAGATTTAAAACCCTACAACAGTAAACTTGCTGGTAATATCAAACGAGAGTATGTATTAGAAAGTTGCCGTGGTTATGTTAGGGACTACGTGGAGAATACCGCAAGAGAGTGGCGAACAGGTAAGTGGAACATGACGGACTTGTGGGTCAACCTTATGGCCAAACACGAGTTCAATCCACCACACCGACACGGAGGCGATCTATCATTCGTGATGTTTGTTGATGTCCCATATCAGATTGAGGATGAACTTAACATGTATCCGGACACTAGTGCATCTTGTTCTGGCCATTTTTCTTTTCAGTTTGCCAACATGTATGGTGATCTGTGTGAGAAATTTATTCCAGTAGACAAGTTGTACAACAATAAGATGTTTATGTTTCCGTCTAAACTAAAACATTGTGTCTATCCATTCTACACTAGTGATGAGTTTCGTGTCACTGTCTCAGGTAATTTAGAAAGGGCTTGACAACTCCTTACGCATCTGGTATCATGGGTGCATTTATATAAATTCGGTTTAACTTATGAAAAAACTTTTACCCTTATTTTTATTAGGTGGTTGTGCTTCTAATCCTCATCTCGATTTGAGTAGAGGTAATGGATATGGTAACGAATATTGTCCCACAAGCGCATATCTTCTCGTAGGTTCTTTAACAGGAACAAGTGCGGGAGTTATCAGTGGTTCAGTTGCAACAGGTGGTATAGTAGCACTTGTAAGTGGATTTGTTATTTGGGGTAATACTGTACCTTACCATGATATCAATTGTGAGGTTATAGAGGAAGATTAATGAAGATTGCAATACTGAATGATACCCACTGTGGTATCCGGAATTCTTCTGACATTTTTATGGACTATCAGGAACGTTTCTATAAGGACGTTTTCTTTCCATATCTTTTAGAGAATGATATTAAACACATACTGCACCTTGGTGATTACTACGATAATCGTAAGACAATCAACTTCAAGGCCTTGAGTCATAACCGTAAAATCTTCTTAGAGAAGTTGCGTCAATATGGTATCACTATGGACATCATTCCTGGCAACCATGACACTTACTTTAAGAACACTAACGAACTTAACGCACTGAAGGAACTACAAG